CTGTGGTTCCATGATTCTAGTCTCAAGTAATAATATAGAAGGAATTTTAGCAGGTATTCATGTAGCTGGAAACAAGGGAACTGGCATGGCCCAAATAATTACCTATGAAATGATGACTACTTTCTTAAATCAATTAGAAGCCGAGAAATTTCCTACGGAAACTAAGAATCATTTGCAACCTTTCATTATGACACAAGATCCTATGCAAGTAGAGGGCAATAAAAAAATTCAAAATGATGATAATTTGCCGGCATGGGGTTTAGTCTCTAATGCGTTTGCCTCCGTTCCTGCTACTAACTCTAAAATGAAATTATCTGAGATAACAAGAATTAACTTACAAGAAGGCAACGAATTCTTCGAAACAAATCGAGCATCTCCAACTTTTTCATTAAATGATCCTCGTGTGGATGACGAAGTGCGACAAGCAGGAATTAAACCTATTTCCTTGGCATTGAACAAATATGCTGAAGCTCCCCGTACTTTTCCAACAAAAGCATCAGAGCTAGCTTACGTGACTATTTTAACAGTCTTGTCTATGATAGTGCCAAAACAAGTTCCAAAACGTCTTTTAACATTTAGTGAAACTTTGAATGGCATTCCAGGCTTTATAATCCCCATTGACGTGCGAACTAGTATGGGTTTTCCTTACCTGAAACTCTCAAGGGGAACCAAAGGAAAATCAGCTCTGATAAAGGACATTAATGATTCATATAATACAGGTAAGGAAGCTTTTTATGAGATCAATGATGATCCAGGTGGCCCCACCTTTCAAGGAGAATTGCTATCTACCTATTTTTATAAACGGTATGAAGAGACGGAAAAAACAATTCGAGCAGGCGTGATACCTTCTTATTTTGCTTATGAGAATATGAAAGACGAATTAGTAAGCTTTAAGAAGATAAAGAGTGCCAAAGTTCGGACATTTGAGTGCCTACCTCTTGAAATTTCACTCCTTACTCGTAGGTATTTTGGCGTTTTTATGGGAGCTATGCAACAAAATTGCGTAGATTCACCCATTTCTGTTGGAATTAATCCGACGTCATTGGATTGGACCTTATTGTTTCAGCGATTGACTAAATTTGGAGAGGATTCTTTGATCGCAGGTGATTATGCAAATTGGGATGGTAAACTTATGGCTGATGTGTTTCTTCGTGCTGTTGCAGCGATTAATGCTTGGTACGGCGATTCAGAGGAAAATCAAAATGCTAGAATAGCATTGGTTCTATCTTTTATTCAAACAGATGTACTTGTCCTCAATACTCTGATCCATAAGAGGAGCGGTATGCCATCAGGAGCTCCTGTGACAGCTCCACTTAACTCCCTCTGCAATTGGTTCTACATATTAACGGCAGTCATTGATATGTTAGAGCAAAAACAATTTACCCAGGAAACTGGACAACAAATAACCCCGACTTTTTTGATAGAAAATATGGAAGAAGCTTTTTATGGCGATGACCATGTAGTAGCTCTTTCAGCCCTTCTACGAAAATTTATTAACTTTCAAGACTTTGTATCTTATTTTAAAGCGATTGGTATCACGTATACAGACTCGCAAAAACGAGAACAAGTCGACTTTCAATTTGAAAATATTTATGAAATAACTTACTTAAAGCGTCGCTTTTTGCGAGATAAAGAAATGCCCAAATTGATACGAGCCCCCTTAGCTTTAGGATCTATTACAGATATGATCGTATGGACAAAAACATCTCCTTCCACTAGTGATAGTGAAGTATATCGTTCACGTGTTAAAGACTTTGAGGACTCACTCGCTCAGCATGAGCAAGAAATTTATGACTTGTATATACAGATTTATAACCGAGCTATCGATACTGTCCTCCAGAGCAAACC